TCGTCATATCCTAGTACGTCTCGAAAGAAGACTATAAGACGCTGAACAGTTTGTGCTTCACTAAGCTCTTGTTCTTTTGCCTCAAGGAGTGTCGGTATTAGTTTACGTAGAGGTTTGCGAATGTCAATGGGTGGCATAGTTAGGGATCTGTTTGTTTTACAAAACTTTATTTTAGAGCACGAGAATGGAGTTGTTACCCGAGGCAAAAGTAACAAAAGTTGAAGCTACATCCTAATGCTTAACCGTATAATTTTTGGACGGTGTACCAGCCAATAATCAAAGAGAGGGAGCCCTAATGGGCTCCCTCTCTTTGCATAACTCTTTCAAGGTTAGTTGCTTAAAATCCTTAATGCCGCACAAGGATCTTTCTCTCCCAGCTTCCGGATGGTCCTGAAGCTCGCGCAACATATAATCCGGCTGGTAGTGTGCTGACGGATATTCTTATCTCTTTACTACTTGATGGTTGCATCTTATCAAACATGACGCGATCACCAAGCGCATTGTAAACGGAGAACTCCGTTGCCTTCTCGGGCATTACGACCTGTACATCATTACTTGCAACGCTAGGATATATTTTTAGAGTTGAAGAAAGGGCCTCAGGTGTTCGAACGGCGGCATCGGTCTGCTGCATGTAGAGGCCATCTGTAGTAGCAGCAAGTAAATGTCCATCGGATGTCAAATGGAGATCATTCACCTGTCCTTTGAGAAGTTTCGTGCTGGTACTATCCCAGGTAAGACCTCCATCGGAAGAATAGATCACACCTGTACCACGCAATGTTGCATAGACTTCATTTTCGCTAACGAACACAAAGTTACTCATCACCTTGAAATCGCTGATCGTAGCAACAGTCTTCCATGTCTTGGCAGAATCTACCGAACGGATAACTTTATCATGATAACTAAGTAAGAAGAGAGTGCCTTTAGGGGATATTCCTAAGTCAATGATATCATGCCCTTGTTCCTGATGTACTGACTTCCAGCTATCTCCGTGATTGGTGGACTTATAGAGCATCCCTCCGGTGATTCCCTGATTACCTGCGTAGATCGTCCCTGATGGATCGACGAGCAGCGTACCGATATCGAAGAAGTTAACGGAAGCACCTTTGGTTTGATTGGTCCATGTCTTACCTTTATCCGTCGATCGTTTAACGGGATCGTTCTCACCAGCATACATATAACCGAGGCTATCGGCGATCACTGTCCGCGTGGAGAAGCCGGGTTGATCGACCTTGGTCCAGTTTTCCCCTTTATCTGTTGATAGGGCGTAGGAATTATAATCGAATACAAAGAACTCTCCGCTAGGAAGGATAACCAGAGCGCCTCCATTTACACCAAGCGTATAGATCTTCTTCCAGGAGTTTAGATCGCTACTCTCATAGATATACTTATCGGTAGTGATATAGTAGTTATCATTTGCTCTCATAAGGCCCCACGTTAGCTCCTGCGGACCAACCCGCGTCCAGCCAGATTGCGAAAAACCATTGGAGGAGCATAGGGTGAGCGTAACAGCACAGAGAAGGATCTTAAAGACTGTTCGAAACATCGTAGCAATAGGAATTAGTGAAAGTGCATGTAGCTGCCGGAACAC